GCGAACGCGCACTTCATCGACAACCTCAACCGGGCAATCCGCCAGTGTGGCGTGATCCTCTGCGACCTGATCCCCAAGATTTACGACACCGCGCGCGAGGTGCGGATACTCGGCGAGGACAAGGCCCAGCAGATCGTCAAGGTCAACCAGCAGTTCCGCGACTGGGACGGCCAGGACAAGTGCTACGACCTGACTTCCGGCCAGTACGACGTCGTGGCCGCCGTGGGTCCGACGTCGCCCACCCAGCGCCAGGAAACCTGGGAGACGCTCACCCAGCTCGCGCAGGCCTACCCGCAACTGATCCAGATCGCCGGCGACATATTGTTCGAGAATGCCGACTTCCCGGGCGCCGACAAGCTCGCCGACCGTCTCCGCAAGACGCTTCCGCCGGGTCTTGCCGATGCGCCCGGCAACCAGCAGCAGCAGCTCCAGATGCTGGGCGCGCAGAACCAGCAATTGAACCAGGCCGTCGAACAGCTCACGCAAGCCCTGCAGAACGCCAACGAGACCATCCGCAACAAGCAGGTAGAAGCGCAATCGCACGAGCGGATCGAGCAGGCCAAGATCGAATCGAGCGACCGCCAGGCGGCGCTCAAGGCCCAGGTGGACGTCTATACCGCCCAAACCAAAATCCAGTCCACCGAAGACATCGAATCGCTGCGCGCCGGCCTCGCTCTTGTCGAGGCCCAGATTGCGCGCATGAACTCAGGCGCGGGTACGGAGGCGACACCGGCCCCCGTTATGCCGCCCCCGGCACCGGGCGCACCGGGCGCTCCGGTGCCGGCAGGGATGTAAGGTTATGTCCGAAGAGTCAAAGCCTTCGACGGAAGGCCAGCCCGAAAACGCCGCGGCAACGGCCCCTGAACCGCCAACGGATTTCAGGGAGTATGTGAAGTGGCGCGAGACGGGTGGGCTACCCGAGAAGGAACCAGAACCACAACCTGCGGCCGCGGAGCCAACTCCGCAGGCCAAAACCGAACCGCAGTCAGGAGCGGAGCAGACGCCGGCAGGAGAGGAAGACGAAGACGGGGAGCCAGGCAAACCGGGAAGGGGAAGCTCGAGGCAAAGACGGATCGACCGGCTCACGCGCGAAAACGAACTGCTCAAGCAGCAGCTCGCCGGCGCGCCAAAGCCGGCCGCGCCCGAACCGCCGAAAGCACCCGAACCGCCCGGAAAGCCCAAGCTCCACGACTACCCGACTCTCGAGGCCTACCAGGAAGCGTTGACCGACTGGAAGCTCGATCAACGCGAATCGCAGCGGAAAGCTGAAGCCCAACAGGCAGAGGCCCAAGCCGCGGAACAGAAGATCCAGGCCGCATGGTCCAAGAGCGAAGACACCGCGCGAACCAGCCACGCCGACTACGATGAGGTCATCCAGTCGGTGCAGGCGCCCGAAGGGCCGGGCGTGATGGCCGCGCGGCAGGCGATGCTCGAGGACGAGGCGGGCGCGGAGATTCTGTACCACCTGGCGACCCACCCCGAAGAGTTGTCGCGCATTGCCGCAATGAGCCCGGTTTCCGCGGTACGGGAAATCGGAAAGCTTTCGGCAACGCTCGTTCCTCCCACTCCCGCCGGCAACCCGAAACCCAAAGTATCGGGCGCACCCAAGCCGCCGGCTCCGTTATCCCGTCCTACCGCGGGCAACCACAAACGCGACATCCTCGATGAGGATTTCGCCAAGAACGATTTCCGGAGCTGGGAAAAGGAGAGGGTGCGCCAACTGAAGGGATAGTCAGTTGGCTACAAATACGCTCCTGACCAGCCAGGTCATAACGAACGAACTGCTGCGACGTTTCAAAAATAATCTGGGCTTCTCCGGCGCCGTCTCGCACACCTGGGACGACAAGTTTGCCATCGAAGGCGCCAAAATCGGCGACACTCTCCGTCTGCGCGACCCCGTGATGCTGGCCGCGGCCGACGGGCCGGTGATGACTCCCCAGAACGTCGTGGAAACCAGCAAAACCCTCACACTCAACAAACAGAAAGTTGTCGGATTTGCGTTCACGTCGAAAGACCTCACGCTTTCGATCGACAACTTTGCGGCGCGGTACCTCGACAGCGCGGCCGTCGCCCTGGCAAACGCGATCGACATCGACGGCCTCACGATGGCTGACCAGACCGTAGGAAACCTGGTGGGCACCGTGGGTACCCCGATCGCCGCACTCGACCCGTTCTGGAGCGCCGGCGAGATGCTCGACACCAACTCGGCGCCGATGGACGGCACCCGCACCATGTGCATTCCGCCCAAGATCCAGACCGCCGTGCTCAAGGCCGCGCAAGGACTGTTCCAAAGCTCCAGCCAGGTCAAGCAACAGTACGAGCGCGGACGCATGGGCGTCATGGGCGGTTTCGAGTGGGTGATGGATCAGAATTGCCGCACCCACACCAACGGTCCATTGGGAGGAGCGCCGCAGGTGACCACGGCCAGCCAGACCGGTTCGACCCTGAACGTTTCCGGGTTCTCGGCGTCCGCGGCGCTGCGGCTCAACGCCGGCGACGTGTTCACTCTGCCCAACGTGTTCCGCACCAACCGGGTCTCAGGCGACGTCAAGACCGACCTGATGCAGTTTACCGTCACCGCGCCGGTATCAAGCGACGCATCGGGCAACGCCGCAATCCCGATCTATCCGCCGATCGTGACCACGATGCCCGGGCAGACCGTGAGCAACTCGCCGGCCGCCGGCGCGCCGCTCACCATCGTCACCGGGACTACCGGCCAACTCTCGATCCAGGGAATTGCTTTCCACAAAGACGCGTTCACCATCGGCATGGCGCCGCTCGAGGTACCGAAAAATATTCAGTTCGGCGCCAACCAGCAGGACCCCGACACCGGGTGCGCGCTCCGCATGGTGAGCATGTACGACATAATCAATGATTTGTTCGTGACCAGATGTGATGCTCTCTACGGTTGGGCAGCTCCCCGTCCGGAGTGGGCATGCAAGGTGGTTCAGTAGGGCGCGAGACTTATGGCGACGTTCCCCGCGCTTTACGTCAACTTCCGATGGAACGTCCCCCCGCGGGTTGTGGCGAACCAGGCAGAGGCCGATGCGCTCGACCCGCGGGAATGGCGTTCCATGCCGCCGCCCGCGGCGCCCAAGACTCCGGAAGAACAGCAGTATCCGAAGCTCTTTTTCAACGTCAACAGTCCGCCATTGGTCGTCATCGGACCCGAACAGGAAGCCGCGCTCACCGAGGACTGGAGGGACTTCACGGTTGCCGCATCGAAAGTGATCGACACCCGGAGCCTGATGAACCCTCCGGACGTTCCGCCAGTGATGCTCGATCCGCAAGGCGCGACCGTGCCGGCCGCCGGCGGGACGGGCAACTTCACCGTTACGATTACCGGCCCAGGCGTTTCCGGAACCTGGACCGCAACCAAGGACTCGACAGCCACCTGGCTGACCTTCGTACCGCTCACCCCCCAATCGGCGAGCGGCACCGTGAACTACACGGTGGACCCGAACGCCGGCGCCGCGCGCACGGCGAACATCTACGTGAACGGGAAGGTCTTCCAGGTGAGCCAGAACGCAGGAGCATAGATGGCAACGACACCCACTTTTCCCGAACTGGTCTATAACACCAAATGGCAGGTCCCGCCCAAGGTGATCAACAGCGCCGAGGAACTGGCTGCGCTGGACCCTACCGAGTGGACGACGATCCCGCCGCCCACGGCGCCGCCGCCGCCCACCTTCCCGCTTGTCTACTACGACGTCAACGTTCCGCCGATCGTCGTGGACAGCGCCGAAGACCTGAAAACACTGGATACCACCCGCTACAAACGCCTTCAGCTTTCCGAGGCAGTTGTCACCGCGGCGCAGGCCAATATCACGGCTGGGTCATGAAGGCCGATCCCAACTACCCGCGGATGATGTTTCACCCCTCGAAAGATCCGGTGACCGTCCACTCCGAGGAGCAGGAAGCGGCACTGGGCGCGGAATGGTCACGCACCGTTCTGGCCGCCCTGCCGCATGAGCACAAGCCGGCGAAGCTTCCCGAACCGGAACCCGAGGAAGAGCCCGAAGAAGAGGAACCGGACGAGGAGCCCGAACCGGAAGATCCCGCGGAGGAACCCGCGGATCACACCGAAACGGCGCATGCGCCGGCGCACAAGCCCAAACGGGCCAAGGCGCCGGCGCACAAGCCGCCGCATAAAACCGCGCGCAAAAGGACCTGATTATGGCGACCGTGAGTGACCTGATCCATTCGTCGTTCCGTCTGATCGGAGCAATCGCCGCCGGCGAGATCCTCGAAACGAACGAACTCAGCGACGCTTTCGTTTCGCTGAACCAGATGATTGCGAGCTGGAACACGGAAGGGCTCTCGCTGGTTGGCCGGCAACGTCTGCTCGTCTCTCTCAGCACAACCAATACCTACGCGCTACCGGTCAGGCCGGTGAAGATCGAGTCGGCTTCCGTCTCGAGCAGCGGCGTCGATTGTCCGCTGGACATCGTCGATTCCGTAGGGTGGGAAGCGGTTCCAGAGAAGGGGATGCTTTCCGCCATCATCAAAAAGCTGTATTGCGATTACCAGTATCCGAACTCGACGGTCTA